AAGAGCACAAAACCTAATGGATCAGATTTGGAACATTAGATACTCAAATCCTGATATGACAGAGAAAGAACTAGTCTCATCGGTTCTTCAACTTGCGGTGGAACATATACAATCTTATAATGCCCAGAATGATATGATAGTTCTGGACCGAAATGACCTCCTACAACTTGCCGAGGAACTCAAATGAACTCTTGGAGTTTGTTACAAGAACAAATGGATACCGAAAAGAAACAGAAGAGATATGATGCCCCTTGGTTAGATACAACTTATGATGGTTTTGATGAAGAACAAATCCAAAAAGTATTGAAAGTACAACGACAAGCACAAAAACTTCTTGATGCGGCACATCGTGTTGCTGATGGTGAAGTACCTCTTGGGAAACTTATTCGTTTGGGACATAAAGACCCTATGAGTGCTCGTGTTCGTTATGAATATGGTGCAATTCTTCTTGCACTTGTAGAAGAATGTGCTTATAAGAAGGATGAATTGTATTTAGTGAATGTTCGTGATATACTGGATATTATTGAGGTCTTGAATAATGGATGCTGAACATTATCTTGATAAAGGACAACAAGAGAATGAAAAAGTTTTAGATAAAGCTGCTTTCAAGGTATCACAAATCCTACGAATATTTGTAGAAGGTATTGATAAGGCAAAGTTTGTTTATATGTACACACTATTGTATAACCAGATGGGTCAAGGACCAGACGGTGATGAGAATATGAGATACTGGTTGAATACTTATAATACTCATCTTGAGTTTTGTCCTGCTGATGAATTGCTACATAAAATGCCCGAAATCATTGGATACTTGGAGAGTTTCTTATGAAACCAACTAAATCTTGTAATACCTGCAAACACTATCGTAGAGATTGGTTATCTTTTATCTTTCGTCGTATTACGGGAGATAACTTTGATCGGTGTATGATACCAATACACTATAATTATCCTCCTAATAATGCTCCTTATCGTTTTTGTGAGATGGAAAGAGACCCAAACTGGGAGTTTATGAAAAATCAAATAGATACTTGTGGGGTTGATGGTAGTCACTGGGAAGCAAAATGAGCAGACTACAAAGATTTCTTGATGGATTTGATGCAATTTATAATGCAATCTATTTTCGTTTTGATTTGCAAGATAATATAGATCGTTGTGCATTCTTTTATGAACTCAATATTGGGTGGTACGATATGTACGAACCTGATGATATGGGAGTTAGAGACCCTTGGAACTTATTGGGAAGAAATACATGTATCAAGGTTACAGAAAAAGATTATGATGCTATAATAAAAGCACTTGACGAACCTCCCAAGTATATTGAGGGACTTGCAAATCTTATGAAAAGGGAACTACCATGACTGATTACGAATATCAAAAAACACTAATGATTGGTGCGATTATTGGTGCTTGTTTTACATTACTTGCTTTTTATATGCTAAAACCATCCCCAGAAAATCACACAGTCACACCAAAAACAAACTTTGCGGTGGTGGATAGATATGAAGACCGATGTGATGTAGTTCAGTGGTCGGATGGTAATTTAGCAACCTATAAGTATTTTTTAGATTGTACAAAATGAAAAACTCTTTAATTATCTGCGACAAAAGAGAAGACTATGGGACTGATTGGTATGCCTCCATTATAAACATAAGAAAGTGGAGTTTATTTCAAGTTTCGGTTAGTTTTAACGATTACCCTTCTTGGCCTTATTTACAAATCCGCAGTGGGTCTGGAGATGTATTGAATGTCTTATTCTGGGCACATAAGTTTGGGTTGGACTTTGCTTTTATGAGTAGAACCTGGGATTGGGACAGGTATGATAACTTAAAATGAAAAACTGGAACAAAATATTTGAAGCATTGCCAGATGAAGAACAAGATAAACTTGCTCTCTTGAGGGTCATAGAAACATCAAATGGTGTGATACAATCTTTATTTCGTAACGGAGATGAGGACGCACTCTCCCCAGAAGAAACCAGAGTTGCCATGAAATTTAGTATGAGTTGTATGAAAACTCAAACTATTCCACTGGGTGATGAAGTTATTGTATTTGAACCAGAAACCGCAGAGATAATGAGAGAAGTTAGAGAACTTTATATTTCTGGGTTCAAACAACAAAATGATGAGGACTATGAAGAGTTTATGAGAGCATCTGTCGCAAATCTAAATGCGATTGGTAAAGAAAGAATTATTGATGCCCGACAGATATTATTTTGTAGTTTATATGAAATCCCAGTACACTGTCTTGAGTGGGGAATTCAGTATATTTTTGGTCTGATGAAGTGGGACCACTCATAGAACTGGCACAACCATTTTCGTGACACCACGAAAATGGTGTATAATGACCTTATGAACACAAAGACTTTCTATGAAAATCAAAGTAGTTAGTGACCTCCATTTGGAGAGTTGTGAGTATGGTCACGGAGTTCCTGACCTTGGAGAAGGTGAAGTTATTATTCTTGGTGGTGATATTCTCTGTGCCCGTCACTTTAAGAAGAATGGTAATCTTAAGAAAGTTTATAATGATTTTCTAAAAAAGTGTGTTGATAACTTTGATTGGGTTCTGTATCTTGCAGGAAACCACGAAGCATATGGATACAACTATGAAGGAACTTGGGATGTCCTGAAAGAAAATCTTCCAGAGGGTATTCACCTGATGGAGAATAGTGTGGTGAAGATTGCTGACTGGGTATTTCTTGGAGCAACTCTATGGACTGATTTTCGTAATGAGAATGCTCTAGAGATGATGGAAGCTTCCCAATGTCTTAATGACTATAAAACCATTCGTATTGGTTCTAACTATCGTAAGATGAACCCTGATGATACTCTGGGGTTTCATAAGAAATCCAAACAGTTTCTTTTAGATACTCTACCGATGTTTAAGAACCAAAAGGTTTGGGTGCTCACACATCACGGCCCTTCTTATCAATCGGTTCATCCAAAATACCGAAGTGCTGGTATTGCGAATGGTGCTTATGTAAGTGACCTTGATGATTTGATTTTTGATAATCCTCAAATCAAATACTTTTCACATGGTCATGTCCACGAAAGTATGGATTATATGATTGGTGGTTGTAGAGTAATTTGTAATCCTCGTGGATATTATCCAGCAGAAGTTAATCCAAACTTTGATCCAAACTTTGATGTAGACACTTCATGGCCTAGCATTGTGATTTAGATTTTTTAAGTCTACCTCTCACATAAGAATTATTTGGTGGATTGATAGTCATACATTCTTTTATCCCATTATTCCACCAGTAAGTTCCTTTTGCTGAATGTCTTGTTCTAAATGCTTTAGAATTTAATCTTCCTTTTTTATATCCATCTGGGATTTGATTGGGACATACCATTAATTCATCTATGGTATTATTAATCCATATTTTTCCCTTTTGTATTTCTGCTCCAACTTTTGCTCCAACATTATTAAATTCTAATCTACCTCTAACATAAGTATCATCTGGTGGATTTGGTGAAAAGGTTTGAACTTTTCCATTATTCCACCATTTACTATTTCTTCCATTCTCACCAATTTTATGGAATGATTTAATATATCCTTCAGTTTTACTTGTATCTCCACCATCTAAACACTCTATTATCAAATTTGCCCATTCTTTGCTTTCTACAATATTATTCTCTTCACTAAATTTTATAGCATCTTCCATACATTTGTTTTTATCATTATAACAACCATATATTTTAGTTGTAATATCGCATCCGTATTTCTTCAAATGCCTTCTCCAATATTTCCCAGAACCATTATATGAATATGGGTCAAAAATAGTCTTTCCAAAATATTTTAGTCCTGTTTTATTGTGTGTTTTAATATAGAGATAAATTGTATTATTTTCCATAATTATTATTAATGTTAATACTATTTATAATAAGACGGACACACTCATCAAATAAATAAAGACACTTCCTGGCCTGATATTGGTCTTCAACTATCTGGAAATTCCAGATAGTTCCCTGGCACAAGACCTCCCCAAAACCCCCTGTGATGCCTTATAATATACTCATAAGCAACCAGACAAATGACTGACAACTTGCCAACCAAAAAAGAAGTTGAATACAAAATCTGTATTCTTGATTTGCTGATTGCGATTGAT